TCACCACGTCCACCACCGCCACCGCCGCCACCGCGTCGAGCCGTCGTTTCGCGCCTCGCCGTCTCGCGACTTCGCAATCTCTTTGATCTGAATGACAGCCATCCTTGGCTCCCAGTTCGTAGTTCCGCCTTGAGGCGGCTGCATCCCTCACCGCCTAAAGGCGGAACTACGAACTACCGCACGCCCACCGCTGCAACTTCAGCGTTCTCGATGTTGCGATTCAGCCGAGCCGCTTCATCTGCCGCACGCTTGGCCTCGTCGTACTGCTTTTTGGAGATCTGATACTGTCGATCCGCCTGCTGATTGCCGGCCGCTGCAAACAACGTCTTGAAGAACTCACCCGATCCAGCCGTGATCGCACCCGCGCCACGCTGACCGATTCGTCGCTCGCGATCTCGAAAGCGGCTCTGATCCTCCCACTCTTTTTTCTGCTGAGCCGCAACAGCCGCGTCGTTTCCGCTGACGTAGTTCGGGTCGTTCGGATCAGCAGAACTGCCGTCGAAAAAGAACGTGCCGCCGTTTCCCTTCTTGAGCTTCGGACCTTTCTCGAACTCCCGCTTTGTTGCAGCCAGAGCCTTTGAAAGTTCCGCAAGCTGATCCGCCGACTCTTTCAGGTTCTCGTTCCAAGTCGTCACCGACACTTGATTGAACTGGCCGCCCGCAAACGCTGTGCGCGACTGCTGAGCCTGAAACTCTTTTTGCGTCTTGTCCCAACCCTTCATTTCCAGTGCCGTGTCGCCGCTTTCGACATCGCCGAGAACGCTCGTGCGGAAGCCGTGGACCTGATCAATCAGCGTCTGTAGCCAGCCTTTGACGTTCAGCTTCTCAAGAAACAGCGTTGCGATGCCGCCGAGCGTCAGGCCGATCTCATCTTTGAACGTGCTCCACAGTCCGGTGAGCGTCGTCGATTGTGTCGCTGCCATATCGTGGAAGCGTCCGCCAGCAGACGTGGCATCGACGAACGCTTGCCGCACTTCATCGAACGAAATTTTCCCGTCCTCCATGCGTTTCTTTAGCTCGGCCATTGTCTCGCCCGTGCGACGGCTGATCTCTTGCAGCGGGTTGAAGCCGGCGTTGATCAACTGCAACAAGTCCTGACCCATCAGCCGGCCGGTCGAAGCGATCTGACCGTAAGCCAGGCTGATGCGACCGAGCTTCTCTTCGCTCCCCATCGCGACATCACCGAGCATCATCAGATCGGGAATCACGCTTTTCGCGTTCACGCCGAAGTTGAGCAGCATCTGCGCCGCGTCGCGGACTCCGCCTTGTGAGTACGGCGTTTTCGAGGCGTACTGCGTGAGACCGCCGAGCATCGACTTCGCCGCATCCGCGCTGCCGAGCAACGTCGTGAACGACGCTTGAGCCATCTCGCTTTGAGCGGCCACTTCCACGCCCCACTTCGCCGCCGCCATCACCGACAGGCCGGCCGTCGCCGCCGCCGCGAATCCGAGCAGCTTGCCGCCGACCGCCGAAGCGACCGAACCCAACCCACCAACCTCTTGACGGACCTGCTGCGCCCCGCTCGAAAACTGAGCGTGATTCATTCGCAGCCCGATCACGATGTCGCCAAGAGTCGCCATAGGTTTCCTGAAACGACTTCCGAAGTCTCAAAGACTTCGGAAGTCTGCTCGTCAAATCACACCCCAAACGCCATTCGGAAGAAATCAAACGTCTCTTCCGCCGTCATCACGTCTTGTTCTCGAATCACCTCGTCGCCGCCGTCGAATCCCCACGCTCGCAGAACTTCATCCACGTCGCACGGTTCGCCGCCGAACGCCGTGATCGCACTCAGCACCGTGGCCATTTGCTCGGCCGGCTTGATCGTGCCGAACGGCCGCAATCTCGCGAACGCTTGCCACTCGGCGAACTGTTCCGGAGTCAGCTCGTCGAGCATCCGATCCACATCGAGCCGCCCGACCGACTGCGCTAGCTCGAAGGCGAACAGACGGCTCGGACGGCCTCGGAGTTTTTTAAGAGTCGCTCCAAATCGCCTCGGTCAAACCCGACGTGCGAATTGACCTGCCGATGAATGATCTCGATCACCTTGGAATCGAGCCCACGCACGCGATCGAGATCCGCATCCGTGAACAACGGCGAGCCTTTTTCATCGCAGACGCAAGCGATCACGAGCCGCGCCTTGGCCGTCTTCAGCCGCTCATCATCGACCTTGTCGAGTTCGTCGGTCAGAACCGACGCCTCGAAGTCGTCTTTTTCGCGAGCGGTCATCGACCGCATGAACGCTCGAATCTTCCATTGATCGAGACCGGCAATTGGCTCAATTCGCCGAGTCGCCGCTGCCGTGAAAAAGTCCGTCGCACTCGATCCCATGCTTTTGCCCTTGTCAGTGGTCAGTTGCCAGACTTCCGAAGTCTCAAACACTTCGGAAGTCTGGTCGTCTGGTCGAAGTCTGCTCGTCAAATCACGCTCCCGGCCCGACCGCTTCCATCTTCGCGCGTTTCTTCGCTCGGTCGGCCTTGAACTCTTTGACCTGCTCATCGGTCGCATCCAACGCCGCGATGCCAGTCGCTTGAGCGACTTCCAATCGCTCGGCCCGCACCTTCAGACGGTCGAGCTTCGCGAGCTTGTTGGCACACACACGGTCGATGCACTCTTGATCGACCGGCTCAGCGATCCCCATTTCCACCAGCCGCCAGGCTTCCGGGTGATCGATAACGGTCCCGATCGTGCCAACCACGCGACTCCGCCGGCGAAACTCTTCGCCGTTGATCTTGCCCGACAGTTGCAGATGGATCAGATTTTTGAAGTCGTCGATCGACTTGATGTCCGGATGCGTGATCTCACGCTCAACAATCAATTTCGCTTTCATTTCGGCTTCCTTGCCTCGTAGGGTGGGTCCACCATCGGGCGACCCACCATTCTGGTTACGTTTGTCCTTCGTGGTGGGTCGCCCGTTGGTTGACCCACACTACGGCTACACCGTCAGCACCGGCGAGCCGTCGATCGATGCCTTGAACTTGCCCTTCAGCCCGTCGTTCATTTTCACGATCGGCTTGAACTCCGCTCCGGCCGTCACGAAGTCGATCTCGGACGCTCCCGTGTTCACGAAGACGACCTGACAAGTCCCTTTCGCCGGAGTCGTCACCAACGCCAGCAACGCGGCGTGATTGGCCAAGTCCGGATCCCAGAAGACTTCCGCGTCGAGATCGTCGCCGGCCACGTAGCCGGTCAAATCCCGTTCCTCGCCGACGCCCGATTGATCAAGCGTCATGGCCTCGAAGTCCGAAGACTTCCAGCCTGGCGGACTCAGATCGACGCACTGCGCGATCGTGGTCATCACCGAGGAAATGCTGAGCTGAAACAGAGTCCCTTTGGATTTTGCACGTGCCATGATTCCTCCTTGGTTCGTAGTTCCGCCTTCAGGCGGTCCTGTCGTCGTTTCCTCAATGCACCGCCTGAAGGCGGGACTACAAACTCGTCACATCCTCACGCCAGCCAACGCGCGCCCGGATCACGCGCGGCCGATCCGTGTTCCCGTGCCCGATGTCCTCTTCCGGGTCGTCGAACTCAGCCAAAACATCGACTTGCTCAATTGTCACCGTCGCCGCGCCGCCGGTCTCCGGATTCGTCACGCTGACCGTGCCGCCGTTGCGAATGCCGTGCAGCACTTGCCGAGCGACCTTCGCCAACACCTGAGCCTCTTCCTTCAGCAGCGCGTGAGCGACAAACTCAAAATGAGGAAATTGCAAATCGCATTCGGTGCCGTCGAGTTCCTGATTTCGCCGCGCGTCCGCCTGAAACGGCCGCTCGATCGTCAGCGCCGGCAGATCGTCCACATCGACGAAGTGCCGCTCGCCAACGAGCACGCGCGTCCCGACAATCGCCGTGATCGCGGTCTTCGACAGGAACTTCGTTTGCAACGCCTGCTCAATCATGTCACCCCGATCGAAGACTTCCGTTCCGAAGACTCGTTCCAAAGACTTCCGAAGTCTTCAAGACTTCGGAAGTCTGTCAGCGGAAGTCTGTCCGTCTCATGTTTCCTATTTCGCCAACTGCTGGACTTCGCGTTCCATTTCGTTTCGAGTCAACGTGTCGATCTGCCGGGTTGAATTCGACAGGCTGCGGAATGACGGTTCGAGCGGAACCAACCGGCCGGCGCGTTGGACTTTCTTGCCAGTCGCTTTGCGAGTGTTTCCCGATTTGCGGCTGCCGGTTGAACGCTCATCCGTGCCCAATCCAAACCAGTGCGCGTTATTTGACGAGATGCCGACACCTTCCTTGGATTTCCGCTGCGAATTGGCTTTTCTTCCCACCGAGAATCCTGCCTTCGCAGTCATCTCGGTTTTGCTTTGCTTTTTGACCTTGCTTCCAACGGTCAGAGCCATCGCCTGCGCAACCGAGCGATGTCCCATCCGTTTGGAACGTGCGCTTTGCGGATAAGTCGAGTTCCTCCGCGTCATATTCCGTTCTTCGGTCTCCACCAATTTCATCTGCGCTTTCAGTGCCTTGGTGACGACTCGCGAAACGCCGGCCTTCGACAGTTCTTCCAGCCGATCCATGATCGGATCGATGTTGTGAGCGATCTGATACTTGGCCTTGAACTTCAAGGCCGGAATCCTCCGAGCCTTGAACTTCACCGCCGACCACTCCGCCCGTGACACCGCAGACATCAGTACCTCGTCAACATCTCGATCTCGCGGCGGTCCTCTTCGTGAGGAAACGCCGCGAGAATCGACAGTTTCAAACTTCCCCAAGAAATTCGCATCTCGCTGGTGATAGCTTCCGTTTCGCTGCTCCGAATCACCTGAATTCTGTGAGAGACATCCGCATCGACCACGCCGGCCCGAGTAAACTCCTTTGTTCCGCGGGGAATAATCCGAGCGAAACATTGAAAGTGCGTTTCCCAGTTGTCGTCATCCTCCAGATCGACCTCTTGCAACGTGTTGAGCGTTGGCGAGGCGACGATTTTTTGAATCGTGATTCGTTCGGAGTAGTTGGAAAGTTTCATCGTTCGTAGTTCCGCCTTCAGGCGGTCCTGTTGTCGTGCGCTCAATGCACCGCCTGAAGGCGGAACTACGAACAAACCTCCGCGATTCGGTCGTCTCGCAGCTTCCACGGAGCGAGCAGCGACTTGAGCGTTCGGCTGCGGATCGTGTCGGTTCCGCCGAGCGCCACGTCGTTCTCGATCCCTTCGTACATCCAACCGGCCAGCAGCATGACCGCCGTCCGCAGGTCGTTCGGAACGCTGGCCGAAGTCGCTCCGAAGCCGCACACAAACTGCACTTGGACGCTGTCCACAAAGTCGCGGCAGGCCGGCCACAGTGTTCCGTAGCTCGGCACAATCAGGCCCGGTTCGTTTTTCGTGCTGACGACGTAATCGGCCGAGTCCAGCGTGATCGTGTCGCCGTCGCTGTCGAGATACGTCACCGAGGAAACCGACGCGAGCGACCCACGCGGCAGCACGATCGGAGCGTCGCCAGACGGGAACCGGTTGAGCGTGATCTTCCAAGTCTGAGTGATCAGCGCTCGCCAGCAGATTTCCTCAACGTGCCGAGTCGCCGCGTTGAGTAGTTGCGTCAGATAGGTGTCAAAGTCGCTCGAATCAATGCGGCAATGCGCCTTCAGCTCGGTCAGCGAGACCGGCAAAGCCGCAGGAGCAGTGATCAGCGTCAGAGACATTGTTTAGCCCACGATCGAAGGCAGTTCAAAAGGTTCGTCATCCGGCGGTACGGTGAAATACTTTTTGACGGTTCCGACAAGCATCTCGTACTCACCGCCCTGAATCAGTCCTGTAAATTCGACATACCCGAGCGCGTCGGACGTGTCCGAGCGATAGCCATCGTCGGCGATCACACCCGACCCCGGAGCCGTGATCTGTCGCACCTGCACCACCACGTTTGCGACTCGCACGCCGGCCGATTCCGCCCAGCCTCGCCCCGTCGCATAGCCGGGATCACTGGCCGTCGTCGCCAACTGCGACATCGAATACGTTTGAGTTTCAGTACCATTGACGATCAAGGTCGTCGGCGTGAACGAGTAGCCCGACCGCGTAATCGTGACGCTGTAGGTGGCGTCATCGAGCGAAAAGGTTGCGACGCCACTTGCGTTGGTCGTCGCCAGGAATGAAGACGCTCCGCTCGTCAGTCGAACGGTCGCGCTTTCCAGAACGGTCGTACCATCGTTCACTGTGATCGTGACCGATCGTGCTCCAGTTCCCGATCCCGTGTCAATCTCAGAAACTGCCTCAGACATCGCTTCCAGTGAGTCTGTCACTTCACTGAAGGTTCCGCTCCCGTTGCCAGTCGCCCGCAGTTCTGTGCGTGCGGTCGTGTTACCGGTTTGCTTGCCGGCCATCAAACCGAGCCACTGAGCCAGCGACGTAATCCCGCTGAAAAGCGTCGCCGTGATCCGAGTCACAAGGTTGCCAGTGTCGGCCTTCACGGCCGCGATGTCTGCGGAGACTGATACACCGGCTGGCGTTCCGATCTTCGTGTTGATCGCGTCAACGCTGGTCTGACTGGCTCTCGCATCCAGAATCACGTCGAGCCGTCCGCCGTCGGCCCAATCGGTTTGCAGTTCGTTCGTGTCGGCGAGGATTGCGGCGATCTCTGTGTCGAGGAAGTCGTCGATCGCGTCAACGCTCGCTTGCGTCGCGAGTGCCGCCTGATAATTCACCACGTCCAACTCAAACTCCAGTAACACCGGCAGCATGTTGGTCGCCCCATAAATTACGACCTCGGCCCATTTCGCACTTGCCGCGAGCACGGCATCAGGAATTCCGACCTCGTATCCACCTGTGACCGGCCCACCGTCGGCAATGAATCCGCCGCTCGTGAACGTGCCGACCGTTGCTGTTGCGAGCGTGATCGTCGTCCAAGAATTCTGCCCTTCGCGACGATACTTCGCGGCGAGTCCGCTGCTGTTGTAGACCAGCGAACCGAGGCCCGCCCCCGTTGTTGAAGACGTGTCTTGAATGAAGATCGGCACCGTGATTGACGTGCTGCCGGCGGTTATTTTTCTGCGACTCATGCTGAGATTCCTCCGGTGAATCCACGCGGCAAAAACAGACCACCACCTGAAGCTGCTTGCGATTGCCACGCGCCGCCGTCGAGGTACGCGGGATAACCAGCGGCTTTGACATCTGCTCCGCCGCCGGCCGTATCGTTGAGCGTTAAGTCGCTCGACGACGTGAATGGATCGGCCGACAACGCGACTTCTCCGTAGACTGGCCAATCACCTTCGTTCGTGTCACTCGCGCCGAAGTTTCCGAGAAAGTTCGCGCACTGGAATTGATGCCTGACGGATGTCGTGGAGTTGTACCATTTCGATGATCCGCCGCTTCCCCAAGCAACGCAGTTCTGCATTGAGATTGGACCGTTTGCGACTCCCTGGCTGATGTAGGTGTTCGTGATATTTCTAAACGAACAGGCCCAGAGTTCCCCACTGCCTGACGTCACATAGCCATAACCAGCATCGCGAAACACGCACGCAATCAATGTCTGATTTCCACCACCGCCGTTGATGCAGCCGGCCCCTGATGTGTTGCCTGTCGCGAGCGACCGGAGCAAAACAAGGTTTGTCCCGCTGAATGCCGAAGCTGACGAACTTGAACTCGCGCACGTCGCGTCACAGTCATCGACGATCGTTGTGTTGCTGCCTGATGTCAGACCGATCGCCGACGCTGACGAGGCGTGTGTGTTTGCGAATTTGCATCGTCGCAAGACTCCGTTGTTGCCAGCCGTGACCGTTGAGCCTGTTCTCGCAGACGTGAAGCTGACTGCCTCTGCGACCATGTAATTCGGCAGCGTCAATCCCCCGGTCGTGTAAGTGACGACCGGAAAGTTCGTCGTGACGAGCGCACCGCCGCGCGTGCGGCCATTTGCATCCAAGTCGCCATCCGAAGAGTTGATGCCGCGAATGGAAATCGGAGCCGCCGCCGTCCCCGCGTTGGTGAACGTGTCGCTCGCTGTCGTTCTGCTGATCGTTCCCTGCACGTTCGCTCGCTGACCTGACGAGAGAGATGTGAGCATCGTTGCCCATGACCACGCATTCGCCAGCGACGTGCCATCAGCGGCACCCGCTCCAGAGTTCGTCACATATCGCTCGGTCCAAGCCATTCTCTTTCACCCTACCACGCGGCAACTGCCGACTTGATTTGTTCCTTACCCGCACCGCTCGACACGAGCTGATTCAGCGTTTCGTTAAAGAACGTCGCGACGGCCTGCGTGTCGGCAATCGCCGCCAACGCCTCGACGATCTCCGCCTCACTCGGCAGAGCATCCAGGCCGACAGCCTGCCATCGCGGAGCAGTAACACGACCGATGGACTTCAACTGCTCGCAGACTTCCGCCAGCTCCGGCACCGACTCTGCGATTTGCGTCAGCCCCTCTTGGCTGTCGTCAAGCGACAGGTCGATTCCCTCGGTGACGTACAGGATTGCCGCGCGTTTCATTCCGCCGGCCTCCATCGCGTCACCAATGGCTTCTGCGACTCTCGCACCATACGCACGAGCGCACGCACCGTATGTTTTCGGCGTGCTGTCGAGATGCGTGACGACCGTTTGCGAGAGTGCCGCGGTCACGTCACCAACAGAGTGACCAGCAAGTCCCATTGATTCGATCGCTGTTCTCAGTCGCATTTTCGTCCCTTTGTGAATCGAGCGAACTGCGGCCGTACCAACGGTCGATCAGTCCGTTTCAATCGTGATCGTGAGAGTCGCATCGGTTCCCGCTTCGCGAATGAACCGCAACGCTTGGATGTTCAAGTTTCCGACGATCGTGACAGAGCCATTCGCGGCGATCAGATGCCCGACGGTCACGCTCGGATCGGCGTTGTCGTATCGGTACATCACTCCGCCTGTGCGCGCGGAAATCACGGCCTTGTCTGCTGCCGCCAGCACGCCGGCCGTCCAACTGAAATCGGCGTGACTGATCGCCTTCGCCGTGGTTGAGATCGTGGCCGACTTCGCTTCGCTGAATTTGGTCGTCTGAATCGACATCAGGCACCTCCCACGATCACGAAGTCGATCGTCGAATCCGCATCGCCCGACGTGAACGAGATTCGTTTTGCCGAACTTCCCACGGCCGACAGGTTGTCTCCGAACGACTTTTGAAACGGTTGTCCGGCGTAAAGGTTTTCGTTCGTCAGTCCGAGCGAATAGCCGTTTGTCGCGTCGGCCGTCATCACCACCGCCGCCGAGTTGCCGCTCGCCGGCAGCAGCAAGATTTCTTTGATCTTCTTGCCGTTGAAGTTGAACGTCCGATTGCCGGCCCCGACCAACGCCGTCAGATCGGCGACGAACGCACCGGCCGACAGCGTGATCGTGCCGCTGGCCACCGTGTCCGCGACGACCGACGAACTCGCGTTAAGGTTCGCTTCGAGGTTCTGAATCTCGTGCGTGATAATGTTCCGCTGCGATCCGCCGGTCAGCGTCTCGCGCACGAGCAACTTCATCAGCCGATTGACTTCGACAGACATTTGAAATTCAAGACGTTGTAATGAGAGACTTCAATGAGAGACTTCCGAAGTCTCAAAGACTTCGGAAGTCTGGTCGTCCTATCGGACACGACTAAACCGTGATGCCCGCGATCGTGCCGGCCACCGTGTTGTCCGCCGGCCCGCGACGTCGGCGATACAGCAGAGCGTAGATTTCGCCGAGCACCGTCGAAGTGCCGCGAGCGCAGCTTGCTCGCAGGTAACGCTTCGAGGGGCTGACGATATCGACGAACTGAACTTCGTCGCTCGCACCCGGCACGACCGCACCGCCGCTGACGTCACTGTAGGACGAATCATCGTCCGAGTGCGTCGCCTTCAGGATGTTGTCGGCGGCCGCCGTCTCGAACGTGGTCAGAAACAGCACGCCGTCGGCGTTCTCGGACTGCATGTCCACCGTGTCGCTGGTGATCGTGGAAGTGCCGGCCGTTTGATATGCCTTGACCTTCTTGATCGCGATCAGTTCGGACAGTCTCTGATTGAACATGTGGGCTCTCCGTAGGGTGGGTCGAGCATCGCGAGACCCACCGAGTTGACCGGTCGAAATGGTGGGTCTCGATGCTCGACCCACCCTACTTGTTGACTTTGGTTTCTCGCCGTTCGTCGGCCGGACGTGCCGGCTTACTGACCGCGCTTGCGTTTGCGGGGAGCGGCCGGCTCGCTGTCTCCGGAGTTCTCATCGTTCGTCCCTTCGGCATTCGTTTCGTCCGCCGGCTCGTCATCGGTTGAGACTTCCGAAGTCTTCAAGACTTCGGAAGTCTGCTCCGTCTGCTCCGTGGAAGTCTGCTCCGTTTCGACCACCTTCGCGGCCGGCTTCGAGCCAACTCGTTTCCCGCCGCCGTGAGCTTCCAGCCACGCGGCGTTCTCTTCCGTGACTTCGATCGTCTGCCCTTTTTCGCCCTTGCAGCCGGCTTTGTGGCACGTGTGGTTGAGCGTGAATTGCACCATAAGAAAAACCTCGTGTTCGATCCTCTTCAGTTGTCACGGTCGCCGTGACGGAATTATTGAACGATGCCCAACGCTTGCAGATCGTCGATCACCGAGTTGACGAGCTGCTTCACGTCGGCCAGATCCGCGACGAGCTTGTTGATTTCGTCGGCCAGCTCTTGCACAGCCGCGATCACCGAAGCGTCGGCCGTGATCGCTCCGATCGTGTTGTCGTTCGTTCCCGCTCCGTCGGTGACGGTCAGCGTTGCGGCCGTCGGCGCTGCGTGCGTTTTGTCCGCCGTCGAGTATGTCTGAGTGTAGGCCGATCGCTGCGTGCCGTTGGCTTTGACCACCGCACCGGTTTTCAGATCGAGCACTCCGCCGCTGTGAATCTCCAGCGTGTCGCCTTCTTCCGTGTGACGGACCTTCGTGTTTTCGTGCGCCATCGCGTTCGCCTTGTTGTAGGGTGGGTCGAGTCATCCAGACCCACCAGAAACGTGATCGGAAGAGGGTGGGTCTCGCCCATGCTCGACCCACCCTACGCAACCGCTTCAGCCCGGTTAGGCTTGCAGCAAGTGCAGAACCGGAGCCGTTCCCGCGTCGAGCAGGTTGCCGTCGGCTCGCTGGAACGCGATGAACGCGACCTGATCCTTCTCCGCGTATCGCTCGTCGAGCCGCTTCAATCGCAGCACGCCGGCGCGGCGGATCAGGTATTTGCTGAGATCACCGTACAGCAGCGTTTTCGTCGCGGTCGCGACGCTCGACTGCATGAACGTGTTGTACGTCACCGGCTTCCCGTTGATCGTGTCCGGTTCGCCGGCCTTCACGTTCGGTTCCCACAAGTAACGGCCGTTGCCGTCCTTCTTCTTGCGCAGATGGTTGGTGATGTTCTTGTGGCACATATACCGAGCGTTCATCCCGTAGGCGTCGTCAAGCGCCGCTTCGAGATCGAACACCTCGTCAATGTCGATGGCCGTCGCGCTCGCGGCCGTCACGCCCAGCGTCGACGCCAACGTGATGCCACGCGGTTGCTTCACGCCGGTTCCCAGCGTGAATTTGCGCTCCATCGCTCGGCCGAGTCGCATTCCCAACCAGCCGCCTGTGCGAGCAGCCAGGTTGAAGGCGTTGTCTTCGAGCAGCTCAAACGGCATCTTCAGCATCTTGCTGCTGAACTTGAACGCGAACATGCTGATCTGCCCGAGCGTCGGATCGGTCGAGCCGTCCGTGTCCGCAGACTCGCCGACGATCTCGCCCTCGTTCGAGGTATCATCGACCGTCGGGATCGGCAGTTCCGAACCGCTCTCGGTCGTGATCACGTCGGCCACTTGCATCATGCCGGAGAACGCGAGCAGGTTTTCCTCGAACCGATTGAGGAATGACATCGGCACCGCGTAGCCGCCGGACGAACCGGTGATCGAAGACATGACGCGGGCTTCCCGTTCGTCGAGCAGACGCTGCCGAGCCATGCGGTTGATTTCCCGCTTCGCCGAGCGGGCATCCCGCTCGCGGTATTCGTTGGCGATATCCGACAGGAAGCCGTCGTTTTCGATCCGGACGTTGATTTGCCGCCGAGCCGGATTAAAGTGCATGCGCTGGCAAGCCGCTTCCTGCTCGTTGGTCAGATCGTTGCCGCCGCGGAACCACGCTTGCAACGCGAGGGCTCGATCGCGGTACGTCGGCAGGTCGTCCTCTTCGCGCTCGCTGCGAGTGTCGGCGACGCTGAAATCATCGCGGCCGATGCGTCGGTTCGTGTCGGCCGGAGTCTGTCGCAGGTTCTTCAACCGCGACTCAAACTCTTCGGACTTCTCCGCACGACTGATGCGCTCCTCGAGGGTCGTCAGCTCGGCTTCGAGCTTTTCGACTTCGGCCTTGTCTTCGGCCTTCCATTCGTAGCCGGCTTGCTCTTCGCGAGCATAGACCGCTCGAATTTGCTTGACCAACGCCACCCGCTTCTCGCGCAGTTCTTTGAGCATCGGAGTCCCTTCCGAGGTAGGGTGGGTCGAGTCATCGAGACCCACCAAACAGCCCGCGAGCCAGTTTTGAAAAGCGACTCACAGGCGAAACGTGTTGGAAATTCGTTTCACCGAATCGCAGAACTCGGCTGCAAAATCGGTCAAAGCAGTTGCCAGCTCATCCGGCCGGCGTTTCAATTCGCACCACTCATCGAACTCGGCGACGAGGTGCGTAGCACAACTAAGACACTAGACCACCTCGCGAAAGTTTCGCAAGAGGGAAAAAGTTTCCGAAAGACTTCCGAAGTCTCAAAGACTTCGGAAGTCTGTGACCGCAAGTTCCAACGCCCGCGAGCGACGCTGACGGCGTTCGCGATCACGAGTCCGCTGTGCCGCCGCCGCTTCGGTGTTCGTGATGCCGCGCTGCCAAGCGTCAAACGATTCGCGAGCACTCAGCACGTGAGCGTCATACCATGATCGCCACTGAGCCGCCGCCGGCTGTGACTCGGCGCTCGCTGCTCGCCGCTCGCCACTTGTGCCGTCCCGCGTCCCCGCCGTTGTCGATTCGTAAGCCGGAAAAACCACCGGCCCGACTTCCCACAGTTCCACCTCAGTGATTTCTCGATACCACAGATGCTGATCGCCCACGACAAGCTCGCGCCACGTCGCCGCCAACGGGATGAACATGAACGACGAGCCGCTCACGTCCCCGCGCCGCACTGACTCCAACACATGCCGAGCCGGCTCACTGTCCGGCGGTTCGACCTCATACTTCAGACCGACATTGTCGATCGACAGCAGCAGCGTGCCCGCCGTCGAGCGGCCGAGAATCAAATTCGGATCGTGATTGAAAAACGATCGGCAATCGTCCTCACGAATCGCTCGATCGAACGCACCGGGCATGATCCGCTCGTAGGTGTCCGACCAGAGTTGATACTCGGTCCCCGGATCGCCTTCGCGAAAGAAAACGGCACCGTATCCGACGATCGCCGGATGCTTCTCGCCGTCGTTCGCACGAATCAACGAACACGATCGCCGGCTCGTGCCGGGCAAAAGTCGAGTCGATGGCATGTTGTTCCCTTTGTAGGGTGGGTCGAGTCATCGAGACCCACCATTTTTGAAACGTGCTGGTGGGTCTCGATGACTCGACCCACCCTACGGGTTACACCAATTCCGCCGCACGATCCGGCAGACCGTCGAGCAGCTTCTCAAACGATTCGCGAGTCCTCGTCGCGTTCTCGCCGACGTGCTCTTGCAGTTCCGACAATACCGAGCACTCGAACCAACTCGGCAGCGTGTGCTCGACGCGAGCCTTCGCATCCATCGGCAACCGTCGGCAAAGTGCTCCGGCCGGCGTCAACGCCTGACTAATCACGTCCCCATGATCCTCGTCGAACCGCGAGAAAAACTTCTCGACCTTCGCCGCATCAACGCAGCGATCCCACACCGAGCGAACGCGCTTCACCATTCGACCGACCGCTTCGCGAACCACGGCGACGTGAGCCTCTCGCAGCGATGTCTCGCGATCGTCCTCATCGTCATCCTCACCGAGCGGCAGATCGTCCGCGACGAGCCGTTGGTTCGTAGTCCCGCCTTCAGGCAGAACCTCATCCCGCCTGAAGGCGGAACTACGAACCCGCTCGCCACCCTTCTGCCCACCTTCGGCCGACTTTGCCAAGTTGCCGATATTCAGCGGATCTTTGAATTCGCTTTCCGGAACGGTCGGATCAAGATTCTCTAAGCTGCGAACTTCTTTCCGCACCATCCACGGCAGACCGCCGAGCGCCGTGCGGTAGTACGCCGCTCGCTGTGCGAGGTTCGATCGAACCATCGCTTGCCGCACGAACTCGAACTTGACGTTTTCCGATTCGTAATCGGCCTTCGTAAGCAGCTTGTAGGAACACTCCTGTTCCCAAGCGACGAGCCACGGCTCCAACGCATCGTCGAGATATTCCTGATTCGATTGTTCGAGCGAGGCGTAGGCCGAGTTCCCTTTCGCTCCGACCTTGTGCGGCGGGAGCCCAAGATAGTTCGCAATCGTGATCAGGTCGAACTCTTTCGATTCGAGCAGTTGCGACTCGGCCGGGTTGATCGTCAGCGCGTTGGCCTTCGCTCCCTCTTCGAGGATCACCGCCTTGTGAGCGCTCTTCAATCCGGCCTTCATCTTCTGCCAAGTCGCTTGCAGCCGAGCGTACGCTTTATCGCTGAGCGCCTCCGGAGCCTCGATCGTGAACTTCGGAGTCGCCGCGTTCTCGAAGAACACGTTCCCGAATTGCTGACGAGCGATCGCACCGCCGAAACCTTCGACCGCGACTTTCAACAGCGAGTAACCGGTGAGTCCATCGAAGCCGAATCCGTGAATGTGCAGCACGTTCTCCGGCGCGAGCCTACGCAGTTCCGAAGCCGGATCGTCGAGCGTTCCGCCGAGCGACGTGACGTAATACAGCCGGCCGTTCACTCGGACGGGACAGGTGCGATCAGGCAGCAGCGGCACAATATCGATCGGCTCGCCCGCCTGGTTTCGGTAGATGTACGCGAATCCGCCGCCTTGAAGGATCGCGTGCCCGGTCAGCGTTTGCTTCAGGTGAAAGGCCGAAGTCTCTCGACAGGCTCGCAGCCGCACGAACTTCCCACCGGGAATCGTCAAATCGCGCGTCTGCTTGCCGCTCTCTTCCCACCGAAACGGATAGAACGGCAGCTTGGCCAACGCGCCCGACAGCAGCGAAACGCCACGGTACACGCCCGACAGACGCAACGCCGTTTGCCGGTTGACCCGAATCCCGCTGACCGACTTCGTTTCGCCGAACGCCTCGTCCCACGCTTCGGGATCGGACAGCGAGACGCTCGGATTCTCCCACGAGAGCCGCTGCTCGGTCACACCGCGAGCGTCAACGTCGAACGAACTACACGCCAGAGCTTCCATGCTCTTCCCTTCGTAGGGTTGGTCGAGTCATCGAGACCCACCAGATTCATTATGAAACGGTGAATTTCCCGCGCGGTCCCATCGTTGCCAGTAATGCCTCTTGCAAATCGAAATACACATCCGCGAGCAGATCTTCGTTGATCTTGATCTTCGACTGACATTGTCGCGCGACGAACACGACGGGAGCATTCGCTTCCGATGTCGCCTTTCTGATACCGACGATCGAGGCCACACCACCGAACGTAAATTGCCTTCGGCTGACTTTCATTTTCCATCTTCTCCACACACGCTGACGACCAGACTTCCGAAGTCTCTGAGACTTCGGAAGTCTTTCAATCATCGCCCAACACGCGCACGTCTCGTTTGTCATAAACGCTGCCATTCTTCTCGTGAAACAGCAGCTCGCTGTACGCCATCAACACCGACACCATTTCGTCGATCTTCGCCAGCGGGTTTGACTTGTCCGGCATCCACAGATCGCGGCTGTCGCGGACGATCGTCAGGTTTCCGGCCTGCCACGCCAGACACGGCTCGTTGCCGTGTCGAATCCAGCCCTCTTTCAAGTTCTGCTCGAACGATCTAAGCGGCTCGTTGTAAAACTTCGCAATCTGAGTGAACTCGAAGACCTCTTGCCCGTGATCGTTCGACAGGTTTTGAGCGACCACGCGAGCGAACATCGGATCGTATGCCCACGACCGAATCGAATACCGCTTCGAGAACGCCGCAATGCGCCGTTCGATGTCCGGATAGTCGATCCCGTCTCCCTCGTAACAGATCAGCGAACCGGACTTGATCCAAGCCGCGATCTGCGGAGTCATTAGCGCGTCGTCGCGGCCTTCGCAGGTGAAGGCTTGCCCGATCAAGTGAATCTCTTCACCGATCGGAAACACCGCCGCAAACGCCGCGAAGTCGTTCGACCGAGCCAGATCAAACCCGCCGAACCCGACCGCTCCACGCGGCACCGCCGTTGCGCCCGCTCCACGCAGCCACAGCTCCGGCGTGATAAACTTTGCCTTGCTGCTCACTCGGACATTCATGTGATACCGCAGCAGCGTGTTGAGCGCCTTCGGCCGTTGCCTCGCCTCGTTCGCCCGCGCTTTCAAGTATCGCGGAGCGACCGAGATTCCGAGATTTGGATTCGCTTTCGGCCAGCAAGCCTCATCAAACGGATCGTCCGCCGCGATCGTTCCGCTGCCGTCGCAGTGATCGTTGAAAAGTGCTGCCCATCCAGCACGACGCGCCAGCGAGTGGTTCCCCTTTTCTCCAGCGGCAAGACCACTCGCTCGCGCGTCGTGCTTGTGACCGCATTTCACGCAGCCCAAACATGGCCGCTCGTGATTGTCGATCGCCGCCAGGAAGCCGAAGACCGTGTCGTCAACAACCTCGTCGGTCAAAGCCGATTCGCAGACGCGAGCGAAATAGTCGTGCTCGTTGATCCACAGTTCGGAGCCGTCGTGTCCGGCCGTCGTGATAAACATGATCAGCGGCTGAAACCGAGCACCGCCGGCCGTGGTGATCTTCTCGAACAGTCCCTCGTGCCGCTTCGCCCATTCGTGCAGTTCGTCCGCGACGACGGCCGACGTGTTCAAGCCGTCGGTCGATTTGCTGTCGCTGCCGAGAATCTGAATGAAGCTGTTCGTCTTCGAGTAGTGAATCGACTTGGCCAGCGGTCGCAGCCGTTTTCGCAGCGGCTTGCTCTTCGCGATCATGTTCACCGCTTCGCGGAACACGATCTTCGCCTGCGCCTCTTTCGTGGCCACGCAGTAAATCTCCGCCGCTTCCTCCGTCGGAAGATCGAAGACCAGCAGCAGCAGCATGATTGCGGCCATGAACGTGGACTTCCCGTTTTTGCGAGCGATCTCGATCAGAGACCGCTCGAAGCGTCGGCCGCCGTCTTCTTTGCGTCGCCAGCCGAACAGACACCAGATAATGAACTTCTGCCAGTCGCTCAGCGTGAAGGGATCGCCGGCCTTCGTGTGACCGCTGGGGCTGTTCTTGCTGTGCTTGCAGCAAGATTCGATGAAGACAATCGCCACTTCGGCGTGAGCCTCGGAAAAGACATAACCACGAGCTTCGGCTTCCACGAGATCGCGGACATGCCGCAGCACAGCCAGACGAACCAATCGGCCAGCGACGATCTGACCTCCGAGAACACGCCGGCAATACGTCTCGACGTCACGAGCGATCGGAGACGAACCGAACGCCGGGATCGGGTCGGCTCGCTGTCGCGCGGGCTTCTTTCGTTTGTTCGTGGTTGTTCGTGCAATCGTCTTTTCCCTGTAGGGCGGGTCGAGCATCGAGACCCACCAGAAAAGAAAACGAAATGGTGGGTCTCGATGACTCGACCCACCCGACGAAGACTCACGCCGCTGCATCGCCGCGCGGCATCACGAATTCGCGAGCGTCGGCCAACGCCTCATCGGCCGTTGACCGATAGGGTAAATGCACAATTCGGATTCGCCGCGTCGTGCCACGCGGCAACGTGATCACCACACGCCACTCTCCCAAGAGCGTCACCTGCAAAGCGACGTTCTCCAGATGGGGCGCGATCCCCAACAGCTCCTCAAGCAACTTCGGCACGTCATCCATGACAGGCTCCAGCACGACGCGCCAGCGAGTGTTTGCGGTTCTGTCCGCAGAAACGAACACTCGCTGGCGCGTCGTGCTAGTTTCGTTTCGCTCCCACCATCCGCTCGAACTGTTTCGAGATCTGCTCGATCGGATCGTCGTCCTCTTCGCCGTTGCCGCCCTGAATTCGCATTCCAGATCGGCTGCTCGGCGTCATCCCGAATTCGCGAGCCAACCGCAGCAGATCATTCCGCGACTTGTGCATGATCGCCGTCACCGGATGCTGATAGACCGACGAGCCGATCTCTTCCCCGTCGTTGTTCGTGCGAGTCGATTCGACGAACAGCTTCTCGATGTCGCCGGCAATCCAATTCGAGCAGTTGCGAAACATTGAAAACGTGTCGCAGAACAATGCGAAGACCACGCCGTCGATCGGAGTCAAAAGGTTGTGCTTGACCAGTCGCGGAGCGAGTTCGCGCCACAACTCTTGAGCCGCCTCGTCGAGCCACTCCGGCATGATCGGCTCGCCGGCCGCGACCTCGACGCCCGCATCGCGATCCTTGCGATACGTGCCGCGCTCTTTCTTCACCGCCGCCGGCGTCTTTGCTGGTCCGCGTCTGCCCATCGTAGTTTTGGTCGAGTCATCGGGTAGCGTGCCGGAAGGAAAGACTTCCGAAGTCTCAAAGACTTCGGAAGTCTGGCAGTCCACGACACGACCTCAAGACCCACCGACTCGCTTTCGTTTGTGTGGTGGTTTTCGCGTTGCTCGACCCACCCGACCTAACAGCCGATCCTCGGTCATCGTCTTGACCGAATGGCAGCGCCAGCACAGAGCTTGATGATTGGTCGGTTTCCAAAATCCCGGATCATCCGGCCCTGTCACTGGCACGATGTGATCCGTGCATTCGGAGGGGGTTGCGCGACCGGCCTGGCGACACCGCACGCAGAGCGGGTGTCGAGCGAGGAAGGCTCGCGAATACTTTTGCCAGCGGTATCCGTATCCACGCGCGGCCGCGTGAGGAAACTCGGCGCTCGGAGCCGCACGCCCGACCCAGCCGAGGTTTCTTGTGGGCCGAGGGGCGAGGGGCGAGGGGCGAGGGGATGGGCCGGCAGACGATCCGCTCGCTGCTCGTCCCTCGTCCCTCGTCCCTCGTCCCTCACTCCGTTTCCCGACTCGCTTGGCCATGAATTCGCCGATCGTTGAAAAAGCATCGACTTCACGAAATCGACCGACGTTTCCAGCGAGGCCAGCCGCACGTGCAAATTCACAATCCCGCCGAAGATCGTCAAATGCAGCAGAGTCGCCAACGCGATCCAATCACCGACCCCAAGTTGTGTCAGCTTCCGTTCCGACATCGTGACTCCGAATCTGACGACCAGACTTCGACGACCAGACTTCGTGACGACCAGACTTCCGAAGTCTCTGAGACTTCGGAAGTCTTTCACTTTCATTCACCCACGTTGACCGTGATCTGCTCCGGTTGCTTTTCCAGCTTCAGCGGCAGCGACTTTGCGTTGAGCGTCTTCTTGTCGAGCGCCGCCTTGGCATAGCTCTGATTCCACGAATACCGGATCGACACCAGATCGCCGATCCGCACCTCGGGGACAAGTTCCCCGTTGAGCAGCTCGTCGATCGCCGGCTTCACCTTGTGTTTTTTCAGAAACTCATCGAGCACCTGATCGAGCGTCTTGTCGGCCGATCGCGGAACCAGCTTGTCCGCGATGTTCCGAAACGTGATCGAGCCGGCTTCGAGTTCCCGCGTCTTGCCCTCGATGCCGTCGAGCAGATCGTCGCGATTCTTCTCGGCGTATTGGATCACCGCCTCGGTCAGTGCCGCGCGTCGCTCGTCGAACGATCCGCCGCCGAGTTTCTTATCAACGATCAGCTTTTGATCGCGCTCGAAACAAAGCGCGTCGATCCGCGTTTCGTAGTCCAGCACGATGCGAGCCGACTCTTGATCGAGCCACTTGATCTCTGCCAACGCCCGCTCGACATCGTCGAGAGACTTCACGGCCGGTTTCGCCGGCAACAGGTTTTTGGGCTGAGTCGCGCTCACGGAATCACCGCTTCCAATTCGTTCTCGATGCGATCGGGCAGGCCGACGAACAGGTCGAGACCGCTGATCGACTCCAGTTCGTCGGCCGAGATGCGATGTCTTTGAAAGTCGTCAACGGGATGGTCCGAGTCATTGGGCAGGCACCAGCATTCGATTGCCTCAACCTTGCCATCGACCTCCCACAGAACCGCTTTCGCGCAGTGTGTTGGAACCCACACGCCGCGGCCGATCGTCTTCGCGAAAATCCATTGCGTTTTCAGATCGTCGGTTTTCATTCGCCAGATCGGAGCCGTGACCACGT